CCGGTTTTAAGGCCTAACCGGGTGAAGCGATCTTCTCCATAATCCCATTCTGCAGTTGGGTAAATACTGACATTTGTTTTAATCTTAGATAAGGCTATTTTCAACCGGCCTTCTTCGTCTGTTCTCCACCAATAGGTATCTATGTTACATTCTTTTACGATCATATCTAATATACTTTGATAATGGAAACTATGATCGATCCGGACATAACTCCCGGCCGGACATTCCACGTCAGTTATACCGGCCTGGGCTGCCATATATTTTATTAAAGATCCCCGGTATTTATTAGCGGCCGAATTTTGCACGCTGATCAGGGACATCTTTTTCCTCTCTAATTTCTTTCCATAACAACGGCCATAAACATTTAATCGATAAAAAGTACCTTTATTTCTTTCGGTTGTAGTTCCATCGATAAGTCCGGTAAATAATTTCTTTTCATATCCGTTAATAAAAGCGGTAATTATTACGACCTTATTCTGCTGGGTATGTTCGCTGATCAACGGTGAATAGGTAAAATCATTTAGGAATAATGAGAAGGTACTGCAAGCGTTTTTCATGTGATGGATCTCTATCTCTCCTACCAGGGCAGCCGAAACATTTTCACCATTAATAGTACATACAACCCTCAATGATTGTATTTCCCCTTTGGCTGCATCCACTAAATAAGTAGTGATCGGCAAAGTGCAGTTTATTAAGCGGCCATAGAAATATGCATCATTAGCATTTGTCGCTAAAGCGCAAGTTATATCTCTATAAGTCTTAAAAGTTGCATCCTGTGCGCCTATAGGTAATGTGCATGGTAAATCATAGTGCATATTACACTTCCTTACATATTAATATATAATTAGCTACGCTTGCGATTCTCCCGCTATAAACAAAACCATCGGCCGGGATCCGGACATAATATTTAGGTTCGTATTCGATTATTATATTATTAGCAACATTCGGCGGTATATCTCCAAATGTAAATCTGGCCCGGCCTGAAACGTCTGCTTTAGCGTAAACATTCCCGGCTGCCGGATTCACTAAATCCGATACCGTTACAGTTTTAGCTGCACCCCCCAGGGTTACAACCGGGACCGGTGTATTTGCTGACATCCGTCTTTGAGTATAAAAAGTAACAGTAGCTCCATCCCCTGATAAAACTTCTACTATCTGAATATTATCGATATAATCTAAATTGCCTACATGGGCTACTTCTGCTTTTATGGCCAACATTTTAGAATTAACTATATCGGAAATTCTAAAAAGATATTTATTCTTTGGCTGATTCTCCGCTGTAACTATCCTGGTAGTAAGTAAAGTTCCCCCAAGAGAATATTCATCTGTTTCTAATTTCTTCGGATCATGGGTATAACCTATAGGAGTATCTAAAGTGGTAGATCCTATTTCGATTGTTCCTTCATCTGCCATAACTTACCCCCTAATTATTAATTGCAAGTGGTGTAAATTCAAAGCCTCTGCGCATTAAATCTTTAGCTTTTTCATCAAGAATATCCTCTACTATTTTTTTAATTTCTTCTTTATTATTATTTTCTTTAATAGTTAAATGAATTATTATATTTTTATCTGGCATAATCTGCCCCCTTTTTTTATCCTATTCCCGGGACCATTTCAAAGCCCCTGCGGTTATATTGTCTTGCTGCTTCATTTAGCGCCTGTTCGACTACTTGTTTAATCTTTCCGGCATCCCCATCACCCTGGACCGTTACCTGGATGTTTGGGGAAAAGGTCGTTTGTCGCTGATCATAGGCTCTTGCTTCCGAAGCCTTTAAAACTTTTTCCCCTGGATCTAATCCATAAAAGGCTTTTCTAGGTACATAATCAATTCCGGTTGCATGAAAAGGCGGTCCGGCTTTTGCGATGGCATCTCCAACACTCGTTCCACCTACACCAAAACCTTCCGATGTTTCCGGTCCAACAGTTACCCCTTCGGTGGCTGCTTTTCCTATCCCCGCTACTGCCTTTTTTATAAAATCAATAATCTTTTTTAATCGTTCAAAACTTTCACTTATAAAATTCACAAGTTTATCAAAAACCCCTTTTACAAACTCCCATACTGATTTAGTTATATCTCGTATACCACCAAAATTAGTAGCCCAGGCTACGCCTAACGCTATAACTGCGGCAACAACTAATCCTACAGGGCTTAATATCGCTGTGATAGCCCCTACCGCCATCATAATAGGCCCGCCTACGGCGGCAATTCCGCCTATTATTGCAGCCCCTTTAACAAGTGATTCAAATAGTTCCGGGTTTGCACTTGCCCATTCTCTAACTTTTGTTATAACTTCGGTAATCTTACCAAGTAGATCTTTGACCATTGGGGCTAATTGTTTTCCAATTTCAGAAGAAAAGTTTAAAAAGGTATTTTTTATTTCATCGATCGAGGCGGCCCCGGTATCTGACCATTCTTCAAAGGCCTTTTTAGCGCCACCAACACCTTCTCCTACTGATACAATAGTAGCATCTAATGTCCTAAAACCTTCGGCACCTAAAGCAGAAAATCCTATCATGGCTTCTTTTCTGCCAAATAAATCCGCTATGCTCACACCTGTTGCATCTGAATGTTCCTGTATTGCCTTTAAGGCATCTACAAGCCCAAGATCCTTTATCATTTCTTCGGCATCTTTATACCCTTCTCCCACTCCCCGGATCTTTTCACCTATTGCCAGGAAAGCATCTGACATATCGGTAGTTGGTTTCATTAATCCCGATATTACCGCCTGATATTGTGTTGCTGCTTCGGCCCCGGATCCGGCTGTTTTTGAAACAACTGCTATGGCCGCGGCCATAGCTTCTTGCCCAATCCCAACATCGAAAGACATTTTTGCCAGTCCACCGATAACCGGGATCATTTCCGCAACTGTTGTTTGTCCTTCTTTTTCTATCGCAAATAATAAATCTGCCGCTACGGCTGCGCTTGATATAGCCCCTTCATATCCGGCCATCATTTTAGTTATGCCTTTTACTGCTTCTGATTGTTCGAGATGGCCCGCCTTTGCGGTTTCTGCTGCAACGGTTAAAGTTCCCAGGGCCTCAACCGGATCTTTTACCCCTGCTGATATAACTTGATAATAACCTTCCATTAATTCTTTGCTATTACCCAGGGCAACATCAACCGTTCCCAATTTCGCTTCTATCTGATCAAAAGGTTCGCTTGTTACTTTGGCCATATCAACTAATTTTGTTTCATAAGCGGTAAAATCTAAAAAGGTTTTAGTAAAAGCGGCCGTAACAACTCCACCCGCTACCGTTGCAGTTCTACCTATTTTTGATATATTCGTAGAAAATCCGGTAACCATCCCACCGGCTTTATCTAATGCCCCTTTTAACCCGGTAGTATCACCTGTAATTTTAACCTTTAATTCTTCATCGGCCACTATCTATTCACCCCCAAATAAGCCAATATGGCTTCTTGCATCAGGATTTTTCTTTCGTATATTTCATTAGCACCTGGCATTATTTTTTTCAAGTCTATTAAAGGAATTGACAAAGCCTCGTAATAGCCATACCCATAGGCTACCCCTAAGATTTCGGCTGTGTCTTGCCACCTTCTAATTTGCCAACTCCCATTTTGAAATCCAGGCCTATCGCATCACCAATTTCTTTAAATTTATTCTTTAAATCTTTAATTGGAAATTCATCCATAAACTGATCCAATGTCAAAGTAACATCAGGATTATATCTTTTTATAGCGGTTAGTATTAATAAATAGGAATAATCATAATCAGTTATTTTTTCCTCTTCCTTTCTTTTCTCTAATTTCTTTAGATCCAAAGATGATAAAGATTCTAATTCATACTCTTTTTTTCCGATCTTTACTTTAGCCATTTTCTTAATTCCTTTCTTTTCTTTAATTTTAATATTAGGCTGCATATTCTGCAGTTCTTTGAGTATTAATTAAAGTTACCAGCATTGCGTGAGTAGCACTATATTTTGCCTTTGCAGTTACGCCTACCATTAATCTTCCTGGTCCGCCTATATTGATAGGCCAGGCCAGATATCTAACTAATGGGAAATCAAGCTGTAAGGTATACGGAGTAGAAGCGGCATCGCCAACAATAACAGCACCTTCAAATTTAACTCTCATTTGCCGTTCTGTCCCGGCAAGGAAAAGATCATATTCGGTTTTATCCGTAAAGTCTACTGTAAAGCTAATAGGTATTTCCCTATATCCCATTCTAATTATTTTTCTCGGTATATAGGTATTATTACAAGTGAATCTTGCCGCACATTTATTATCCCATGATACGTTAAATGTATCTATATCATTATATCGATCCCCTTCCGTTACTCCACCTAAATATATTTTTGCATTGGCCCAAACAAAGGGATTAGTTGTTTCCAACCCTACACCGGTAGCAGCTACATATCCCGCATCCCCGGCTATAATGCCAAGAGTGGCCTTTAATATTTTATCGGAAACAGAAAAACTCAAACCCATTGTATTAACCACGCAGCCTAGAAATTCATAGGCCTGTCCTTCATCCCGGAATACTTCAAAAGTATAAGGGAATAATGGTGTATATTTAGCCCCTGCTCCAAATTCTTGTGCTAAAGTCTGCATTGGTGTAAAGACATGCTTATAAGCTAAATCTGCAGTTCCGGCAACTACCATTCTTATATCATCAATTTTAACTTCTATTTCACCTTTATCTACAGCCATTAAAATTGCACAACTTATTGTAAGTGGTAAATCTGATACATCAACAACCGCGATAGTATGTTCATACCAAGCGCCCGCTACTGGCATTGCAGGAATATTTACTACATCATAACCATCTGCTCCAACTACACCAAGCGCTGTTTCACTTACTGCAAACTGTAAATCAGCAGCGTCTAAGGCAGTATCACACTTTAACCAAAATTTATAACTGGTCGCTGCGGGTGGTCCTGTAAGATCAACGGCCACGATACGTGAAGCTAATATAGCACCAGCAGCTACACCTAAAGTAGATTTTATTACAGATGAATATGTACCCTTCTTTTTATCGGTAGAATCTAAACTGGTTAATACTCCATCGGTATGCTCCCATACTGTTTCGCAATCGCAAACTTCTGTTTCAACACTATCAGCCAAAACTTCTGCAGCTGGCGCTCCTAAAGCAGATCTAAGTATATGGCCTATACTTTTGGGATGTACCTCTAGTACAAGAGGCCCACCAAAAGATTTTTCTCCCTGATAAGATACAGGCTCATCCAGTATCGCCCTATGTGCAGCGCTCATAATTTCTTCGATGTTCCTGGTTAATCCTTCGGATACAAACGGTAAAAATACATCATTCGCCCCGACTACTCTTGTTTTCCAGGTAACTTCTTTTTTTATCCCTATATGTCCTCTGGTCCCTAAACTCATAATTTATCAACTCCTTTCTTTTTAGATTTTCTGGCTTTCGCCTCTTTTTCTTTAACTAAATCAAAATAACCGGAATCTATATATTTTTTTGCCCTGGCCTCATCATCGGCTACCACAAAATCACCAGGTGAAAAAACCCCAATTCCAACTATCTCTAATTCATCATTTCGATTAAATCTTAGCATCATAGATCATTCCCCCTTTAAGATATTCTTTCAATATATCTAACTATAGTAACCGATACGCGGAGAAGGATATCCCCTTTCGACCCGAATGTAAATTTAGATGTACCTAGTTCACCCAGGTAAACACCACCACCACCCAAAGGCAACAATGGCGGTTTCATGTCGGCCCTTAAAGCTGTCCGGATAGATTCGGTTAAAGTTATGATCGACCTGGTATTCATTGATGAATCTTCGGATTTAACATAACAAGCTATTTCTATAGCATATTGTTCGTCCCTGACCAAATGTTGGGCTATTACCGGAAATGTTTCATCCAGCAAAGAAGGGACGCCAACAATAATAACCGGGTAGGCGCTAAAAGCCGCTTGATCATTATCATAAATCCCCTTACAAAGGGCATAACTTACCGGGGCCGGGGCTACTCCAATAATAGCCGTTTTTAAAACTAATATAACTTTGTCAATCGTGGTTGCTAAACTCATAATCTCCCCCTAAAATATCTTAGTAAATCCCTTAAATGAATCTGCCATAGCATCGGTCAATCCTTTATGTAATATCCTTTTAATCTCTGCCGCATTATTAACTAAAGCAGGCTTTAAAAACGGATATAATTTTTCTAATCTGGGTGCATATTCAACTATAGTTCCTACTTCCGCATTGGCATAGGTCAGCCTGGTAGTGATAGAAGCCCGGCATCTTCCGGTGTCAACATGGACCAACAGCTTTGCGCCTCTCTCTACTAACAGCCCGGCCTTATATAATGCCTTGTCCATTCTATCTTGAATCTGTTTCCCGGCACTCTTAAATCTTGCGGCAAGTTCTTTTCCTTGTAAGACCTCTGTTTTGAATTTCATTCTCCACCCCAATGCGCTACTGAAACATCTGCTTCAAGAAAAGTATGACAAAAAGGACATTCTATTAATTTTTTGCCATCTATATTAATAGAATCATCATCATAATTAAATGTTGTGCCGGTATGGCTTTCGTAATATTCTCTCATTTTCTTACAGCAATATTCTATCTCATCAATATATTTAATCCTAAATCTAGGTTTCGTTAATTCCTTATATCTTTCATTAATTTTATCACTCATCTAAGCTACCTCACTTAAATAGATCATATAAAAATT